TAATATCTTATGGAAATGATCAAGAGCACTGGAGGCTAGATTTTCCTAATCCAGAAACAAATTTAGTTGCAAATGCTTTCTTTTTTTATGTAGAGCCAAACCATTGGTTTTTTACTGAAGGTCCACAGTATTTATATACAAAAATAAGAAATAAATAATGAAAAAACTATTAGTCAGTGTTGTAAATTATTGTGATCCAGAGTTTTATTCAACAATATTTTCTTTGTGGAGTCAAGCAAAAAATAAAAAAGAATTGTATTTTTCTATTGTGTCAGAAGATAATAAACAATATAACTTATCTTTTATACCAAACAAACAATTATTTTATAGACATTTTGATTTATCAGAATATAGAGGTGGAGTTTGTTGGGCTAGAGAATTAGCAACACAGGTAGATATTGAATATGATTATTTTATACAGTTTGATTCACACACACATGCATCTCCAGGTTGGGATGTAATGGCTATTGAAAGATATGAAAAACTAAAAATTAATGATGAAAATTTTATTATTTGTTATGCCCCAGCAGATTACGAAATAATGCCAAGCGGTGCAATTAATCTTGATGCAATAGTCAAATCATCCATGTACGGTTCTTTTTTTGCTGAATTAATTCCAGGCTTTAAATTTCCAGGATACAGTGTATTAGAAATAGATCAAGTTGTGCGTTCATATTGGGCAACATGTTGTTATCTTTTTGCACCTAAAAAATGGGTTAACGAAGTTGGAATTAATGATGAAGAATCTTTTAACACAGAAGAGTTTGCTTTATCATTAAGAACTTATGCAAAAAATTGGAAAATATACTCTATTGGAACAAGAGATGTTTTTCATAATCAGTCACACCGTCAAGCAAACGGTTCGGTAACAAGAGAAATCCTTAGACCTTGGGCAGACGACAGAAAAGAACCTTATTGGAAACATGTTGAAGAATCAACTAACAGGCTTTCTATGTTGATGTCTGGACAACTAGACGTTCCAAAAGAAAAAGTTTCTGCGTTTTTTATAGAGTCTGGAATAGACACAAAATATTTAGAGTTTATTCCAAATTATGTTTCGCACGTATTTGTAGAACATAGATCTCTTGGGATGCCTCCAAGACGAGACAAATAAAAACCCTCCAAACCAAAAGCAAGGAGGGTATTTTTATATTTAATCTTTACGCTTTACATGGATACTTGTTGTACCATTCTTGGTACCGTGGTCCGTTCACAGAACTCCATGCTGACCAATCTTTACCACCCTTAGTCATGTGAAATGTTATTTGTGAATTAGTAACTGGGTTAAATAATTCAACGTTAGAGTCAAGATCGAATTTTTCTCTACGATCAGGACCCAGTTTTCCTATCATGTTTATTTGAAATACTCCATAAGAACTATCTCCAGTTTCTGAGTTGCCATTAAAAGCAAAAGGTCTTCCATTAGATTCAGCCTTTGCAATTGCACATGCTGTTCTTAATTTATCACCTTTAAACCCTATAGCCTTCAATAGGTCAACTAACTGGCTATCAGTTAATTTATGAGCATTTTCATATTTTTTTAATATACTCTCCTTAGAAACCAGAAAAGCCCCTGTAGGGGCTGGAACGGCTTCAACGGATGGTTTAGTCAATAAATTATTATCTAAAGCATTAGCAGAATTGCTAAAAGGCGCAACCAAGCCAACGATAGATAGTAACCCCAACCAAACCTTTTTTTCAATGTTTCTCATTAGTGTTACCTCCTTAGAAACAAAAACTACCTTTCGGTAGTACATTAATTATAACATGATTTAGGGATTTAAGTCAACTTTATCAATATACCCGAACATTTATTAAAAATATTACAGTATGAAGTGGTATAATAATAAGATTATGGCAACTGGTGTAACTGCAAACTATGACCTTCCTTATCCGCTTTCTAGCGATCCAGTAGATATTCATGGAGATTTACAAGAATTAGCAGAGCAAATCGAACTTATCTTGCCTATTCTTGTAAATCATACAATAGAAGTTAGAAATATAAGTGGTTCAACAATTGCAAAAGCAACACCAGTTTATGTAACTGGATTTAATACAAAAACAACAATTGAAAAATGTGATTCCGATAATATTAGTACATTTCCAGTATTAGGATTAACAAGTTCTGCAATTGCAAATAACTCAGATGGCGTTGTTACTATCTCTGGAGTAATTCTTGATGCAAATACAACTTCTTTTACCGCTGGAAATGTTCTTTATGTTGCAGATGGTGGAGGACTAACAGCAACACAGCCAGCAACTGGTTCTGGTGCGGTAGCAATAGTAGGAAAGTCTAACGCAACAACTGGAATATTAGTTGTTGGTCAGCCAAAAGGCAACGGCACATGGGGATCACTGAAAGCAGGTTTATCATAATGGCAATACTGAGATCACAACAACAAAGTTCTTATTCTGTTGGCTTAACACCACCTACCGTAACTTGGACGGTAGTTAGAGGAGACACTGCAGCATTTAGAGTATATGTAACAGACGACAATAAAGATCCATTAGTTATTGAAGACTGGAACATTGCAATGGAAATTAAAAGACCAAATACTAAACCAGGAGAGTTTACAGATGATGCAGAGTTAATTGTAGAATTAGCACCTTCTCCAACAGAAACAGATTTAGACGGAGAGTTTACAGTTTCACTAAGTGCAAATGATTCAACAATGCTAGAGACTGGCGATATCTTTGATATTGAATTAAGTGATGAGAGTAGGGTTTGGACGGTAGCCAGAGGAACAATGATAATTATTGAAGATGTAACAAATAGCGAGTCGTAATGGCTTTAGCAATAATTATTGATGAAACTACACAAAGAACCAAAAAGATTGAGTCAGTAGATTACGCAGTTGCTAAAATTATTCCAATAAACACTGGAATAAAAATTAGTGAAATTTTACCTTTTAGAATTAGATTTACTACAATTGGAATACCTTCTCCATATTCTGGAGTACCTGGAATTGGACTTCAAATTATTGGAATTAATAACTATATTCTTTAATAATATGATATAATTCCTATATGGCTAAAGTATCGCTCTCAGCAGTAAAAGCATTATTTCAAACTGGAGATAGACCAACCCAGGAAAACTATGTTGATTTAATTGACACCCTGTCAGCACAAGCAACAGATTTGGGTAGTTCTGGAAATAACGAATCAACAATTAATGGCATTGAAAATTCAACAGTATTTGACAACTTTTTAGCAAGCGAATTTAGATCAATGAGATATGTAATCTCAATTAAAAAGACTTCTGGAGGCGCAAATAAATATTACGCCACAGAGATGAATATTCTTGTAGATGGAACAGGTGTTTCAGTTACAGAATATGCAACGATAGACAACGATGGGAATATTGGCACCATCTCTGTTTCACGGGCTGGAGATACAGTTTCACTAACTGTTGTTCCAGTGGGAGGACAAACCCCTATAACTCTACGCTACATGCGTATGGGATTAAAGGCTTAACCAAGGAGATAAAAGATGGCAACCGTAACAAAAGATTTTAGAGTAAAAGCGGGACTGGTAGTTGAAGGATCAACTGCGACCGTTAACTCTCACGATAGATTAACAGAAGCATTAGTAGACGCAAAAGGTGATTTATTAGTTGCATCTGGGGCAGATGCAGTAACTCGTCTAGCAGTTGGAACAAATAACTATGTGCTTACAGCAGACGATCAAGCAACAAATGGAATTGCCTGGAAAGAAACACAACCAGTTGGAGTATTTCAAGCAAGCGTTTCATTTGAAGGCGCAACTGCAAATGATTTTGAAACAACATTACAAGTAACTGATCCAACTGGCGACAGAACAATTACACTTCCAGATGCAACTGGACAAGTAGTTCTTCGTGATACAACAGACACATTAACAAATAAATCAATTGCTCTTAGTGGAAACACTGTAACAGGATCAATTGCTGATTTTAATACCGCATTAACAGATGCAGATTTTGCAACTCTTGCAGGAACTGAAACTCTTACAAATAAGACACTTACATCACCAACAATAAGTGGACTATATTTAAGCGATGGATCAATTGTTGTAGAAGGCGCAACTGCTAATAGTCACGAGACTACACTTCAATTCACTGATCCAACTGAAGATCGTACAATTACATTTAAAAATGAAAGCGGTACTGTAGCATTTACTGCAGATATTCCATCACTTTCAGGATATGTAACTGAGTCTGGAACACAAACATTATCAAACAAAACACTAACCTCGCCGTTAGTGTCTGGTTTATCTATTACAGATGGATCAATTGTTGTGGAGGGTGCGACAGCAAATGATCATGAAACTACTCTGTCTTTCACTGATCCAACTGCTGACCGTACAATTACATTTAAAGATGAAACTGGCACAGTAGCATTTACTGCAGATGTAGATACAAGATTAGCAACCGCTGGTGGCACAATGACTGGCGCAATCGCAATGGGTACAAACAAGATCACAGGTCTTGGAACACCAACTGATGGAACAGATGCAGCAACAAAGAATTATGTAGACTCAGCAGCACAAGGTATTGACTGGAA